GTATAGGTTTTGATGTTCTAACGCGTTTACGATAGGTGTAAGGGCGTCCTGACGGCTTGTATTACGTAGGTTGCCATCGTGGTTACCAAGAATAACGTAAGTTGGTGCTATGTCTGCCAAGTTCTTAAGGAAATCAGAACACATTTGAACATACTCAGGACTAATCTGAGTTTTCGTGTGTGCAATATCTCCGCAATGAATTATGTAATCTGGTTTTTGTTCTCGAAGGTTTTCGTAAAGTTGACTGAAAACCTCTCTATATTCTTTATGATATTTTAAATTTCGGATATGAGTGTCCGATATGTGCGCAAACCGCATAAATTCTCCGTGTATACAAGTTTATTATAGCAACAACAACGTTAAAGTCAATATTTAATTCGTGTTCCTAATAATTTATCAACCCAATCAGTTGTAACTCCCCAGTTGGCATCTTGATTTTTTCCCATATGATGATCGTAATGCCAAGGGACGTGTCTTTTTGCCCACTCTAAATCTAGGTGTGACTTCTTATGGACGTAGTAATATCTAAATCCTCCATAAAGGAGACCAAAATAAAACGCTGGAAGTATAATTAAAACAGGTGAATGAGCTAGCGCTAATAAAATCAAGCCCATAATCTCTGAACGAGATCCTGGTGAGTGCCAACTCTTCTCATAATCATCATCGTAAAAATTATTCTTTCTTGATTTCTTGTGATGAATATTCCAGTGAGAAGACCAGTTGCTTTCTTTATTTTTTCCTAACCCGTGCAGGACATATTTATGTAATACCCATTCTAATAAGTTTGTATATAACAGGCCTAATATAAAATTGATTACATAAAATAAGATTATCCCATTACTTTAAATCCTCAAAAATTCTAGTCATTTCTTCTTGAAGAGTTTTTGCTAACTCTTTGTCGCCTTCTTCAATGGCTTCAAAATAATAGCCGCCTAATTTTTCAAAGCGTTCTTTCAATACTTTTCTTAGAGTTGGATTATTGTTCTCGACTAAAACAGTACGATTTGTTTCTTGTAGAATATGGTGACGTTGAATTTCTTCGTTTATAATTTTGTTTAATTTTTGTTTTGTGATTTTCATATGATGTCCTCTAATATTAAGTAGTTGGCGTTGTTTCCATTCGGGCCTCGAATTTAAGTTGGCTGGGGCTGTGGGGCTCCGGGACCAACGCGGTTTGGGTTTAAGCCACCCCTTCTTTTGTAAAAGGCCAAAGCCGGTTTAAGAATTGAAATTGCTGCACTGATGGCCTTCCCGGCATACTCTGCAACTTGTAATAGGGCAGCGTAAATGGCGGAGGCGCCCCCGGTTAACGAGGCGCTGGTCAGCGCTGCCAAACCAGTAGCAAGCTTCAAAGCTGCTTCTTTTGCAAACTTAGCTGCAATGTTTTTTAGCAGGTTAATCGAACGACCAAGTTCTGTTCTCAATAATGGCTCAGCCCATTCTTTAAGTTTGTCCCAAAGAAATTTTATACCCACCAAAAATACGGTAGCGCCAAATATCTTTATAGCTGCCGGTGGGGGGTCGCGTTGTCGAAGTCGCAGCTCTTCGCTTATGCCGACTGATCCCATTAAATTTTTAGCTGCTGTATTCACTTTGCCGCTAAGAGTTTGAGCCCATTCAGCCATCGTTTCTGATCCTGGGTATTTTCCTTTAGCGTCGATAACAATTTTAAAAACTTTCTGCAAGTTACCTTGAATCGTGTTCAAGCCGGCCCTTTTGAGGCCTCTCCAATATAAGTCAAGGTTGCCGCCCTTAATAACATTCCAAAGACTTTTCATAAAGCCGGCAACCTCGCCTGGGAGTTTTTTAATTTTTTTCCACGAATCGCTAAACCAGCCTTCTAAAAGAATCTGCTCTTGCATAATTCTTTTTGACAAAGATTCTGTCAGCGCTGAAGAATAGGGATAGGACTCATTAAGAGGCACTTGAATTCCCATGACTTCATGAAGAAACTCTGAATCTTTGAGGTATCTGGCTACTATCTCTTCTCTCGTTTTACAAGAGTCAGAATAATCTCGCCAGTTCTCCATTATAAGTTTCATATCGTTCATTGTGATTTATGATGCCCCATCTTTATATTTTTTTCTGGAACGCCGGCTGCCATTAATGCTTTTTTCCACTTTAATCTATTTGTAGTGTGCACACGACCACGGTCCAGATCCGACCTAACCATCCAGTTGGCCCTAGGGGAGGCTCCATCCCCGCGCTGAGGTTGGCCCAAAGTCCAGGCAGGGCCTGCATCCGTCTGTTTGATCGTAACGAAGCTGTCGTCTACCATTATCAGCGTATCCCCCATCAGGTCTGCATACAACCCTGCGGGATTCTTTCCGCTGGTCTCGATGGCGGCGGCTATTTGATGGGGCCCACTTATCTCGGTAAAGCCTGTATTCTCATTCAAAATGTGTGATATTTCTTCTTTAATGATTTGTGTTAATTTTTGTTTTGTGATTTTCATATGATAATCCTCTAATATTAAGTAGTTGATGGAGATACCTATAGTAGTAAGCGCGGTCTAAATATTTTATTATTGCCCGTATCCTGCTGGTGTCCTGATCCAAATTGGCAGGCCGGCGCCATCTGTAGTTAATGTTCCGTCATTACTATTTCCTGACAAATCTTTAGCGGTTGTTCCGTTGCCCTCGTTAAGTCTCCAGTATCCTACAAGGCTATTACTATGATTATTGTTTCTATGATCATAGTCAGATCTAGCACTATATACTTCGCTAGCAAAAGTACCGTCCGAATCAATACATGTATTATAGATAGCTACTTCATCAAGTGCACAGGCAAACCCGTTAGTATATCCTGAACCCTCAGTATTACGACCTCCAAAATACATTGTCATACCTTCATCTTGATTATTCCAAGAAGTACTATTGTTGTTAGCCATCCTTGCATCTGCATTTATCCACATTCTAAGTTTTCTTTCTCCAGCATCAAACTGAGTACCTGTATATGATATTACCCAATTATACCATCGACCTATTTCCATTGGATTATTAATTCCAGTAATATCATTACCACCAACACCTACTCCAATATTAGTACCTACACCTGATAATCCAAAATGAAATCTTGCAACTGGACTACTGGCTCTACTGCCTAATATAACTGATTTTTGATTCATTTCTTCATCTGGCCTAACCCAAAAAGAAACAGTAAATCCATTCCAAAGTGAATAAGTATCAGGATTAAATGGAGTTGATACAAATGTTTTTGCAGCTCCACTTCTATCGCCAGCAAATGATAGTGCGTAATTAATTTCGCGGGCTGATTTTTTGCCACGAGTTGGTCGGCGTCTTTTTGCCAATAGGCGATCGCGCTTGAACATCTCCATTGCGTAATCATAATCTAAATCAACAAGTTTTTGATTAAGAGGGTCAGATGATAGCCAGCTGGTCCAATCAAGGGCATCGAGAGAGGGTTCGCGACTTTGGATTATAATTCTTATTTCTTCAAGTTTATTATCCTTTTGCCTGCGCTCCTTAGCCTGAGTTGTTAAAATATCGCGCTGCCGGTGCATCTTTTGTTCTGCTATTTCTTTTTTTCTTTGGGCGTGTAGACGACGTATACGTTCATTTTCTTGTTGCTCTCGAAGGAGCTTCTTTTGATGAGCTGCAGCTTCTATTTCGGCAATTCGCTTTGCTTCTTTTTCGGCTGCCAGTTCAGCCTCTAGACGTTTTTTTGCTTCCAATTCCTCTTGTCGCCGCTTAATGTAATTGAACATTTATACTCCTTAATATCAAGTTCTTGTATTGTTAAATAACTGGTGGAGATGCCGGGAGTCGAACCCGGGTCCTAAATATTTCCAAAATAATGTCATTCACAAGGTTAGTCAGTTTGTGAACTCTGACAAACTTATCTCATTTCGCTAACTATTGGCTCTTTAAAGAAGCCAAAAACTTTTTTCGTAGTCTTGGTTAACAAGGCGACTACAACCCCGTAATTAAGCCGCTAGGGCGTAATCAAAGCCAACGTTATCGTTTGCGTTTAAATTGTTGAGTGTTTTTACTGTGCCACACTCACACAGCCTTGCACATTAAATTTTCAGTATCCAGTCGATACCAGTTCATCCCCATAATTTATTTCATTGATTTTTTACCACGACATTTCCACTTCTTTCTAGAAAGTGTATTTGCGCACGGTGGATTTTTACATTTTTTGATGCCGGCAGATCTTGCGCAATAAGCATCACCTTTTGCTGTGCCGGGACGAATTCTGTCACCGCCACTTTTTGCTTGGCCTGCTTGCCCGAATGAGCGACATTTGCCATCAACTCTTTTAGCAAACCTTTTGCCTTTGGATGGTTTACAGGCTTTCTTCTTTTTCTTCTTCTTTTTTTTCTTTTTCTCTTCTAGCGGAGCGCAGGCAGGACAATATTCTTCGTTTTCACCTAAAGCATCAACTTCATAAAATTCTTCTTCATACAGGCTGCTTGGATCTAGCTGAATAATATCTCTTGGTCCGTGGCGCTCCGTGCTTTCATCGTCGTAATATCTACCAGTTCTATCATAATAAGCTTGCTTACCTGCAGTTCTTCTTTCTGTTGCTGCAGTTTCTTTTTCAATGTCTTCAATATCTTGACGAAGAGTGCGCCGGCGGCCGCCATCTAAACCGTACTTGCCGCCTTCGAAAATTAATTTTACTTTTTCTTCGTTAAGAACAGCCTCTAGTTCTTCTTTAATAATTTGTTGTAGATATTCTTTTGTAATTTTCATTGTCTACTCCTCGTCCGGATAATCATATTCACATCTTTTTGTTTTTTCATTAAAGTGTACACGTTCACCTTTAGATCTAGAACGACAGTGTTCTCTCTGGCTTTCAATCGAAAGCTCAGGTCGCTGACCTGCGTCGCGCTTATCATGCTCATCTTTCACATAATACACATCTCTGCCGTTTTTCAGGCCGCGGCCGCCGTGAATTTTAACTCCTTCTTCATTTAAAGCTGCTTCGATTTCTTCTTTAATAATCTGCTCTAAATTTTCTTTTGTGATTTTCATAATGGTTATCCTTTTTTGCCGGCTTTTGATTTTTTGCCGTATTTTCCTTTTTTACCACAGGCGCCCGGTGTTGGACGACAAGATGGATATTTTGCTCTCTTTTCTTCACCAGATCTACCACAAGATTTACATTTCTTGCGGCCTGTTTTTTTATCTTTGCGACAAGTGTTACAATCAACCCAGCCGCCTTTCTTACCTTTTGCTCCTTTTCTTCCAAACCAATCACGAAGACTAGTTTCAGAACTTGGCTTGTCGGTTAGTTTTCTTCTCTTCTTTCTTTTTTTTTCGTCTAATACTTTTTGTATCTCTTGTTCAATAATCTTTTTCATATCTGATTCAAGATCACTTCTTCGTTCGTTATCAGATATATACGGACGATCTTCTTCTTTTAAACCTTTCCATATTTTACCCTGGCGGCATTTTACAACTGCGCCAGATGCATAGGCCGAAGGCCAAACATCATATTTTCTTTTTGCTATTTTAGTGCAGCGATCGTCTGTTTTCTTCTTGCGTTTTCTTTTTTCATCTAAAACCGCTTCAACTTCTTCTTTGATGATTTTTTTTAAATTTTGTTTTGAAATTCGCATAATTAAAGAACCTATAGATTTAGCATTTTCCAGAGCAGCTTTCACAAGCACAGCAGCCACAACAGCAACAGCAATGATTATTGTTGAATAGGTTTACTAATTTATGTAATACTTTTTTCATTAATCAATCTCCTTACAAATTTAAGATTTCATTAATTAAATAGTCATAAGATTTGATAAATGTTGCTTCTTCTTTTCTCTTCAAGAATTGTTGTCGTGACATTTCGCCAACATCGTTGTATGGAAGAATATTGATTTTATGGACTTCAATATCATATTCTAATAGAAGTTTTATTATTTGCAAAGTCTTGCGATCCACATCTGGATCTAAAGCAATGTAAATTGGTGTATCGTTTTTTACAATTTCTTGAAACAGTTTCGAATGTTCCCTTAGAGTTGAGCCGAGAATTGGAACAGCGTTATCGCCAGCTTTTATAGCATCAAACGCGCCTTCGACCAATACCATATCTTCATCGAAGTCAAGGTACAGCTCGTTAAAGATAATATCTTTGCTTGCCTGCGGGTTCTTATATTTTCTCCAATCATCTCCATAGGCCCTCGCAATAAAAAAGTTTGCTTTGCCTGCGAGACCAAACGAAGGGATTATTATTCGTGATTCGAAATCACCACTATCACAATATCCAATCTTCCATTTTATAATATCCTGTTTGAAGATGCCGCGGCTTTCTAGATAGTTTAAAGGATAAAGAGAAGTCTTTGGAAGATTTTTGTTTGCCAGAGATACAAACTCTTTTGGTAAATCAAGAGTCTGCTCTTCTTCAACAAGCTTATCCTCTTGAAGCATTATCTCTGCGAAGGTTGAGACATCAATTTGTTGAGTGAACTGGGCCCACTCTTTGCGTTGCTCGTAATTTCCATAACGACGAACAAGCCGATAAATCGATCGGCCCGCATATTCGCAGACCCAACACTTAAAAACATCTCGTTCTAAATTAACAGATAGTTTATTTTTGTGATGATTGCATTTTGGACAAGCGAAAAGAAGTTCATTTCCGGATTGATGATAGTAGCCTAGAGCACTTCTTAAGATTGATCGCTTTTTTCCATCCGACATAAATATCCTGCTTGGGCAACGACCCAACTATCTGCCTTGTCAAAGCAGCTAGGTTTAGGATTGCCGTGTTTTGTATATACTATATTAACAGCAGGTACGTTGTCAAGTACATATTGAATTACAACTTGTTTTGCTTTGACGCCTTTTGGTACTTTGATGCCGCATTTCTTTCTTGCGGATGTCGCTGCGATGTATTCAGGCTTTATTTCTAGTATATGATAACATAGCCACGAAACAACGCCATTAAAGCGAGATAGTGTAGAAAGCGTTTTCGCTGATGAGAAGCCGCTTCTAAAGCTCTGAAGTGACTGCTCAATATAAACTTCTTTGATAAGGAAAGTATCGTCTAGTTCCCAAATTTTACTCTTGATAACTGCTGCTTTTTCAAAAAAGTCTTTGTACTTTCTCAAGTCCCAAGCTTCGTTATGAATAACTTTTCCATTTTCGTCAATTACTGTTGCGCCAGTTATGCTGGTGCTTATATCTAAACCTAAAATCATATAAAGATTATATCAGTAATCTAGTTTAAGTTTAAATGTATATTCATCGTTCTCCTGTTTTCTTACAGGAGTTGCTAACTTAGCAATAGCAATTAAATTTTGATTTTCATCGTATATCCCAATTTTAGAAATAAATGTCTGTTTTTGAAATTTTTCATTATGATTAGAGTAAGAGCTGCTAATAGTATTAACAAGCTTCATATCAGGATATTCAGAATAGTTAAAAGACGAGGTGCTATATTTAACCTCGCTTGAAGTTTGTCCATCATACGAAGCATATGTTGGATTGGGCGAGTAGTTTAAGTCCCCACGTGGGGCGTGGGTCAACATTGTAATCATATTTAATTTTTGAGTGCCGCGTACATCAATTCCGTAACTGGAAGAAACGGTCTGTTCTGTCTTTCTACCAAAAGCATTCCACCGAGGGGCTACGGCGGATCCGCCATCAGTAACATATTTCTCAGTGTGTAGTGTATTTAAATTCCAAGAGCCTGTCAATACCATTAGTCCCTCGTCATATAAAACAACGCCTGCGACTTTTCCATCATTGGAAGATATTGAACCAGAGGCTTGTATAAGCTCTCCATTTCTATTTTTGTCTGTTAGCTGACCGAGCAAAGAGCCAGAAAGGTAAAAGCGAAGATCAACAGATCCAGGTTTAATTCTACTTCCATAAAATATAGATGGTAAATCAATTAAAGTTAATCGTTGGCTACTTTTGTTTCCTAGTGAAGATGAATAAGCATAATGTTGACTTTTGTAAACATAATAGTTTAAAACATTTTTAAGAGCATCTACTTGAGTTCTTGTCGCGGAAGTGTCATAAACAGCAGTATTTATAGTAGCGGTCAAAGGATAAGATCCTGTCATTAGTGTTCCGCTATCCAAAGCAGCAAATTCAGTAGTGCTAACGGTGCGAAATTTTTCTAAAGATGATCCTTTAGGCAAGAAAGGGTAAATCAAATTACCTGCGGAGCGGTTAACATTCAGTTCATATAAATTAATGTGTCCAGAAGGAGTGTTTGGATTAGATAAAACTTGATCAACATTTTTATAGTATGCTTTTAAACCATAAATAAAAAAATTACAATCCGGATTTAATTCAATTGTGTTTGTAAACAGATCTTCTTTTTTAAATTTATAAAAAGGCATTTTTTAATACCCTAGTAGTCTAGTCTAACTCTAACAGTTATCTCATTCGAAGGATCTTTCCTGAGAGGCTCAGAAAGTTTTGCCGTGGCTAACAGCTCATTATCAGATGAGTATAAACCAATTGTTGTTGCATAAGAAACAGGTAAATCTGTTGATACTGTTTTAGTTACAATCTGGCTGGCAGATAAGTAAGTAGGATTAGAGCTGTAGTTGAATTCGTTGTTATTCATACGACAGAAGTAAATTGTTGAGTTTAATTCTGTAGTATTGTTGAAGGATAAATTAGCAATTCTGTGTCTAAAATTATCGCAGCTGGCAGATAGTGCGGATCCTGTTATTGTAGGATACATTTTTTGAAAACCAGCATTGACAAATATATCGCCTAGGGCATTATCAGAATTTGAAGCAGAAATGCCTAACGTTGATCCAGAAACAAATACCGAGGCAGTAACAACCGCAATACCAGCTTGATAATAAATTAGTCCAGCTGCGTCAACTGCTTTAGTTGGAGCAGACTTAATCGGAGTACCAACGTGATTAGAGGCGAACAAAACACCATACTCTCCCGCGGGTGAATTTACAAAATATCCGTCCGATCCCGATGAATCATTCAATCTAATTTGGGCCGACATCGGTGCACCTTTGGATCCAGAGCGATTAAAATCTCCTCCTACTGCAAGATCTAAATTAAAAGAACCTTTTTTAATTTCATCTTTTGAAAGCAGGCGAGCAAAATTAATAAAAATAACTTCATTCATTTTGCCAGCACCATCAGCCAGATTTCCATCAACGTCAAATCTTTGTATTTTTCCATCTTTATCGTGGCCAACCAGTACTTGCGCCATTTGGTTATAAATATTAATTTTATTCTTTCTTTGCGTAGTATCCTGAGCTGAGGACGAAACGTGTGAACCAGTTGAAAATCCAACTGTTAAATCTAAAATATGATTTGCTGACGAACTCAAATATGGATAATCGTAAACGGATTGAAACATTCCGTGAGAATAATTTTTAATATTTGATTCTGTGCCAACACCAAAAACACCTGCTCCGTATGTGCCAGACATTATTGTTCCAGTAACCGGAATTGCTTCGTGAAGTAAAGTTCTTGTTGTTGTTCTATCGTTATTTAAAAATGTTTTAAAAGTGCTTGCCATTTGTTTTATCCTATTAGTTTAACAAATTATTATTTTTTCTTAATAAATCTTATGGGTACATCTACTCTATAGCCTGTAGTGACTCCAGTAACCCTGACTGCTGAATCGATGTAATAAAAATCACCCCAGCCCGTAATATTAAATTCTCCGCCTAGTCTAGTAAATATGCTAGTGCTTGTGTTTAATTCCAGGGATCCTCTAATCGTAAACTCTAGGCGTGTGCCCCGGGGGCCGGCGACGGCGGTGCTATTCGGATCAGTTTGTTCACCACTAGCAGGTATTAAAGAAGAAACATAATTTTGGTTACTTGTTCTTGAAACATAATAACTAGCAATCCTGTCATCATCAATAAAGTTTGGAGGAAGGAGGCCCTGAACATTGCTTTTTAATGGAGTAGCAATTTTCCCCAGCCTGTCATCTATTTCAAGAATATATTGGTTTTCTATCAGATCAGAATCTAGATTGAAGCTATAAGGAATCTTGTTAGTATCCAACCCTTGGTCTAAAGCAATCTGAGTGTTGGGGTCGGACATGTCACCAGCTGGCGCGCCGTCGCCTCTTATTACTCCTATCTGATTAGATAAAACTGCGCCGGTGGGCCCGGACTCCTTGGCTGCTAAAGAAGTTGCCGCATCAACCGTAACTAAATATAAGTTTGTTGCAGGAGAGCCTGTTGACGCTCCTGTCCACAGGCCGGCAGAAAGTCCGGATACTTCATTTGCTAATTTAATGACCGGCAAATAAAGTAAATTATTGCGCGGAATTGTCATTAATTTATGTTTGACCGATGCAATGTTATTTGTAAAAGCCTCTAACACAGGAGTTGTTAAGATATCTAAATCGTAATACGCTGATCCAGAAGCATTGTTTTTGTTATATTTACCATAATCAATTTCATCGTCGGCGACGGCGAATTTTGTAATCTTAAAAGATCCGTCACCTCTAGCCAATCTTTCGCGGCCAAGATCTGTTAATACGGCGTCTAAAATAATGTCGCCCGAGTTGTCTAAAAATCCCATTTAAGTTCTCCGAATTATAAAGGTTTCTAACATAAATAGTATACTACCTTAATTAGTCTTTTATTGTTTAATAATATTATTTTTCTAGCGTCGGTTTTTTAAACCTTAAAAATATGTCTATTCTTCTTCCAGTTTTCTTTGAAGTAAGCCTTACTTTAAATCTATTATTGGTATCATTGTCTGAATTGCCAAAAATAGATTTCTCTTTATATCCTAATTTAAACTCTGACACATCATCATTCTTATCTTTCTCTACATAATCCTTAGTAGATTCAACCATAGCTGCTTTAGTATAATCAGATCCGCCGAATTCCGGATCAGAATTAAGAATAGTTTGCTCAAATGATGGTTTAATATGCAAATATTTTCTCATTGTTTTTGTTTTTGTTTTTTGTAAAAGCAATCGCTGCTTGTCGAAGAAGCCAATATCGTAAGTTTGCATTATTAAATATATAGCGCCACTATTGTTTATAAGTTGTATCTCATAAACATCGGTTGGATTTGAAAAATCGGGAAACATTTCAGAAGAAGAATGCTTTTTATCATTTGTTCTAAACGTATACCAGTATTTTGTATTGGGTTGTAGTGTATCGATAAAAGTTGGCTCTCCAAGTTCTCTATTTAATAAAACTCTTTTCACGCTATCTTTAGTTCCAAAGTCAGAATAAGATTTTGGGCCGTCAGGCATCTCTACTTCAGATATTCTAAACATTTCATAACCAGTTACGTCCCCTTCTGTTTTGAATAAAACCTGGCCTTTATTATCGACTATAGAAGAATTTTCAATAATGTCAGAATCTTCTCCAGTTATAGGTATATAAGAATCATAATATTCCCCTATACCTACGTTAAATGTAATTAAAATTTTATTATCTATATTGCGATATGGAACAAAATTTATTTCTGGGGGCACAGGTGGCTGCTCTTGTGCTTTTATACTTTTTTTGCCTGTGTAAGGCAACTCAATCAATTTAATAGATTGCTTAGAGATAGCGTCTAAATTAAATCTATATTCTTTACCCACTTGATATGGATTTTGAGAAACTCCGGTGGGGCCGAATTTATCTGTAGCGATGGGTGGGGGCCCCTGAGCATAATAATACTCATTTCCTAGTACAAGCTGTATCGCATATATTTGATAATTATATTCTTTTCCGTACTTAATTTGAGTATCAATTAAATTGACATTTTCTAATTCCGAATCGTTTAGTACATAAAAGTTCTGTATTATATTTCCGGTACTGTCTGTTTTTTCAACTCTATAAAATAAAGTTTCGCTATAGGCCGGCACACCCGTAGCTATATCTTCATAAGTGCGCAAGTTATTCTTTATGAAAGACGCATAGTTTGACATAAATGTCATTTTTGAAATAAGTTTAGCCAGGGGATCTCCTTTAAAAATGTCATAAGATTGATCATAAGTTTCTCCGCCGGCAGTTATAGCTTGAGATATTGCTGCGCTTAAAGCAGGCACAGTTTCTATTTTTAATAGTTCTTCTATAAGTGTTTCAAAGTCAAAAGTACGATATGATGTTCCTACTTTTGATAGTGGAAACTGCGTATCATCACTACTAATAATCGCTGTTTGATTTCCAACGCCTGTTGTTGTTTCTATTAATTCTTGATATGGATGGAAATTTACCATTTCTACATATCCTTCATCAGGAAAAAACCCTTGTGTATAGCCACTGTAAAGCACAACTAATAAATCAAATAGTTTTGAACTTTTCAAAATATCAGCGACTTGATTTGATGTGTCAGTATTGAAATTAATTTCATTATAAAAAGGAAAAGATTTTTTTGATATATTTGTGTCTTCATTTTTTAAAACATCCAAAGAATAGATAATATTTTTAAATTTTAAAGCAACTTTTGTTAACTCGCTATCATTTGTTACGTTTGAAGAATATTTGTTAATAACAGATGACCAAGCATCAAGGTACTGATTTCCAAACGTTCCTACCACTTCTTCATAATCTTTTTCTTGTGTTTGCAATGGCCTCAGAGTATTGATAGGCAACCTGCCTCCTAAAGTAGAATGGAAAGCATAGTTTGAATTGCTATTATATTGTTGATTTAAAAATTCATCTTCACTGACGACGGTTTTAGTTTCTTCTAAAACTACCATAAAATTAGGCAAGAGCAACTCGGCCGGGTGTTTGGAGGTATCTATTGGTATACCCAAGTCGCTTAAGTTGCTCAAACTAGTAATTTCGTTAGGCATTATATTTAATGCTTGTTCGTATTTTGCTTGGTAAAAGTTATAATCAGAAATTATATTGTGATATAAAATTTTAACACTTCCTAGATCATCAGTTTTATTTTTTCCGTAAGGATGACTAAGAACAAAAGAATGGTCGTCGTAAGTTAACTGCGAGCCGAGTTCGTCGACATCGGCGGGCTTGAAAGGTATTTTTTTATCTTCATTCGTGGTCTCGGTGGGCGCGCTGGGCGCGCTGGTCGGCGCGGTGGCGAGGCCCAAATACTGGGGAGAGTAGTAAAACTGTTTGTCGATGAGGCTTTTTGTTTTACCTTGGCTCAAGTATGTTATAAACGCCGTCCGGGGATTGCCAATATAGTCAAAATCATCAGGATCTTTACCTGAACCGCCTCCATAAAGTCTATCTAAAATCCAATAAATGTAGCCCTCATCTTTTCCAGGCGCCATATGTAATGGAACTTCGTGCGCGTTAAATTTCAAAGTCATCATTGTTTTATTAGTAAATAAAAAATCTTCTAAATTTACTGCTGTTTCAGCATATGGTTTAAAAATTTGATACCTCAGCGGAGAAACATACTCTTTTGGATTAAGAAGAGGCTTGTCAGAGTTAGGCAAAATGCCACTTTTCTTTACGTTAGTTCTAGCTTCTATAAATTGATAAGTTTTTTCGTTGCCGTAAAAAAACCTACCTAAATTATATCTAAGCAAATCCGCATCTCTAATGTCATCTTTTGTTAAAGCGCTGGGCGATGAGCCAGTAAAGTTTGTATATAATGTTATATCTGTCTGTAAAGGAAGGCCATATTTATACGGTATGATTTGGCTTTCTTTACTATTAACAAAGAGCGTTCTAAAACCAATTGGTTTGGGTGCGAGAGTTAGATTGTAGTCTTTTTCTGCCTTATCTGTTGCCATTTTTTATATCCATTGTAATTAGTAATTAGAGCTACGCGGTGGGTTTCTTACAGAATCTCTCTCTGTGCCAGTTCTACCCTGCGTTTCAGATGGAACCGGGCGAGGACTTGAGGAAGTTGGGCGCGCTGTTGATCTAGCAGATCTAGTGCTTCTTCCTATTTTTACAGCCTCTTCAGAGCTTAGTTTCCTAGCATTTTTGTTTTTAACCACTTTTTCATCGGTAACTAGAAAAGATCTTAGATCTTCAGCCCTAATTGAAGCCGCGAGGTTTAAAGCTTCATTGGCAGTCTGTTTTAAGTCCGAGTCATCTTCTTCAGCGAGAGTAAGAGATTGCTTTGGTGCGTTTGGTAATATAACCATATCCGCTCCCGGTTCAATTATAAAATGTTCATTATAGACGGGCAGGTCAAAAAGCAAATTTTTATTAATAACACCCAAGGAAGTATTTTCATATTTAAATAGCTTACAAATAATTCTTTTACCACTGCCGACAGTATCGCTTAAAGCGTCTAGTGTTAGCGGGGCCCAGACGGGATTAAACAAATTGTCGTATTCTTTTATATAACGTACTTCAACAATATTTGAATAATTAAAAAACCACCAACCAATTGTGCTCAAGCTAGTAGGATAATCTCCAAATTGTTTGTATGTGGTCAGCATTTGTCCACTTAAATATTCTTTATAACTAGAAAGTTCATTAGTTGAATGCTGTATAAACAATGACTGCAAACACGATGGTAATCTTGATATTAGATTTACGCCGTCTGGTGTGTTAGCGCCGAAAAGATAAGCTGTCGAAAGCGGATCTTCTTTTTGTAAAATAATATTACTTAGCATTCCAAACATAAGGTTTTCTATACTTGAATATTTTGAATTTAATCCTGCTATCCCTGTCATCCCTTCTATATCGACGTTTTCGTATTCTTCAGCTGGATTTTCTTGATCTGTGTCTTCAAAGTCAACTCCAGAAAGATTAGTATTTTTTGTACTATTTTGTTGAAAATTTTGAAATTCAGAAGAATCACTGTACTGACTATTATCGGTTGGTGCAGGATCAGATAAAAACTGTAACTGCTCAACAAAATCATCCTGGAAACTAATTCCATATTTTGCTGCAATTTCTATAAGTCTTATGACATTGTTTTTTGCGCTTGTCAAAACGTCAGTTCCATTATTTTGCCTGTTTATGTGATAATTTATAATATCTAATATTATTGGCTTATAATAATTAAAATTTAGTAGGTATGGTTTTGAAACGATCTGCGTTCCTAAATCAAACATTGAATTTGTTCTGTACCTTCTTCTATTAACAAAAACTTGAGCGGGAGTAAAATATCTAGAAACGTTAATGGCGTTGGAGCTTCCAATATTTGGACTATTATTATCTAATAAAAAATTTTCCTGGAGCTGTCCATTAGATATGTTTCGATATGTTTCGGGCTGGATGCGCAATATTGAATTAACGCTATTCGAATTTACATTAGCAGCTATAATAGTTGTTGGTATGATATACTCATAGCCAGTACCATAATTATCTAAATCAACATTATCCGGAAAAGTTTCTTTTATTTTAATAGTCGCTGGTTCTTTTGTTAAACCACTTGTTAAACTTGTTGTTCCCAAATCAAGATATTCTTTTATTCCTGTTCTTACACCTGGAATTTTTTCAATTTTGTCGATAAATGTATCGACAATCTTAATAAATTTTAGCAATCCTTGAAAGTTGCCAGTGTCAGGATGAGCTAGAAAAACCATATTATAGACAAATTTACCTATATTGGTTTTGGGATTTAACATTAAAATAATTTTAGTTAGCTCAGTCGTAGCTAATTGAATAATTGCTGGTACGTCTAGGGCTTCAAGAGAACCCCCAGGGCCAGTGTTTGTGTAGTTACTTTTGATATAGTTTGATTTAAATTGGTCTCTAGCTTCATCATAACAAATTACTATGTTCTCTTCAATAAATTTAAGGTATCTTTTGACTTCTGCTTGGCTAGCCATCAAAGTTTGCAATTTATTAGTAAGTACTTTTGTAATGCCGTCCTCTACAGACATCTCATAAGAATATTCGTAATCTCCTTGGGCAAGGGCCGAAATAGCGTAATCTCTAAACGAATAAAAATTATATCTCATTTCTTTCGCTAAACTTTCTAAAAAGTTAAAGGCGTCTATTTTTTCTATAGATTGATTTTTTAAATCTTTCTCTATTGAAGCTACTAAAACAAACTTAGAATCTTCATAAGAGTTTTCAAGGTCAGCGTTTAAATAAGTAGAAGTAAAAGACTTATTATTGGCAGTAGGGCCGCCTAGGCGATTAATTCCAGAATCTGCAACTTTAATTCTTCTTCTAAACACTTTAATATACTTAATTTGAGTTGCGTTAAGTATTTCGGCTCTCACATCTTCAAACAAATCTTTCTGGGCCCCGGAAGGACCTTTACTTAACATCATTATATTTTGTGCGATACCAGAAAGCAAAGATCTATTCTTAAGTATTTTTATTTTATCAACGCCAAATAAATAAGAGCAAGATCCATCTGAGTGTGCTGATTTATAAGAAGATGAAAACTTTTCTGGCATTTCTTCCAGGGTATTTTTATCAGATTTCTTTTTTTGGCTTGAGCTTTTAATTATTTGATCGTACTGACTTGTTATTTGATTAACTTCCTTAAGAAGTACTTTTTCAATCTCCTCATCATCTCGAAGGTCAACAATTTTTGTATTCGCCAACAACACAGGAATTAAAACTATATCACGATTTTTTGGTGCTATATTCGTATCGTTGTGCTCGGCGCCTGTCATTAGATTGCCATTTGGCATTTCGTGATATGGCCCAAACCAGTATTTTTGATTATCTTGTCTTTGTAACAATGCTGCTGTCTTTGTAACAACACCATTGTTTATTACTATATCAAGTGACATAGTCTTGTTAGCAACGTTATTGTTATATTGTTTAACATATTCTTCTACCTCTGTGGGGAGTTCATAATCAGAACTTCCGCCGATCGCTGCTTTAATACTGTCTACTAATGAATCACTGTCAACTTCTGTCACAACCAAGTAAGCTAAAAAATTAGTATTTTTTTCTAAAAGATAAGGATCTAGCCTGAAGGGGAAATCGTAAGTTACGGAGCCGTCAGAATCTATATTTTCATATCGATTATCTATTTTAGTAAATATTTTTTCTGGATCTTGGCCAGGAATTTCTACTGTGTCTACTACTTCTAAACTTTGTAAAATTTCTTGTATGCTTAGCTCTCTTTTAGGAAATAATTGTGGCGCATGCGTTATTATTCCATGCAACACTTTAAGATCTATATCAATCATAAGTTTTCCTAAATGCTCAAGACTAGTAATTTGATAGACTGTAGTTTTAACCATTGACATTAAATCTAAGTTATCGAAAATAGATGTTAGTGGATTATTTAAATCTAAGCTTTTTGTCTTAAACCCGCGTAGAGATAATGTAAGATTTGCCTTAAGTTTGTCGGAATCTTCTCCTAGCGTATAAGTAGGATCTTTAAAAGCCTTCGGAATATCCGGTGGTGTAGCGTGTGGGTTTTTAGGATCCGATGGAATATCAGTAGCGCTTGTTTCTAACACAATTCTTTGTATTGTGACCTTCGGTACAATATTTTGAACCACGTCTTCAAATGTCATTAAATTATCTGCCATTATTCACAAGGCTCCGTATCCCCACCGGGAATGTTATAAATTTGGTCAACAGCAAGATTCTCGTCAATTAAGTCTTCACAATCAAACAAGAATTTATCTGTGTAAGTAACTTCGAGTTTTTCAGATTTAACTTGCTCACAGTATACAGCATCAGGTATTTCCGCGTCAACCAAAACATCAAACCAGTAGCCTACACTCAAAGGTGTGTTGTTAAAATCACTGCCTTCATCGACAAAATATAATTGTTGTTCTGTACCTTGAGAATCAATATGATACAACTCGATATCAAAATTTTCATTTTGAAAATTTGTATTATTTTCAAGTGTTTTTATAAAAAAAGCTTCCGGCATTACTTTAAGATATGAACCATCATTACTTATTGGAGTCGTTGTGATGAAAAGTTCGTCTTCTAGCTCTTGTAGCAGTGCTTCATCAGCCGGGTCTTCAATTGTGCCAGGCTCAACAGTGTTGATTTTAAATTTATATTGGATATCACATTCTAAATTTGTAATTTTTTGATTATTACTTCCCGTAAGTACTGATACCGAGCCTGTTAATTCCGCGTCGAAAAACTGCAGATTCCAGGCCGGGGAAGACGAAGCCTGATAAGCCATATTTCCTAGGGGTCCGTATGATTCAAATTCTATTTGTTTTGCTTCTTGTTTTTGTAAATTGTACTCTTGTGAAAGTGTTTGATACCCTGTCAATGTTTTATCTCTAAACAAATTTTCATTGTAACTCATTAAATCAGATTCTTCCGTGTTACTTTGTATTTTTTCTTCCGGAGAATAAAGAAAAGTTTGCTGTTTTATTCTTGGAACTTCTTTAATTCTTTCTTTAATATCATTTTGTTTTTCTAGCAGGCCAGCAAATTTTCCATCATAAACAATGTCATTGTCAAAAAAAGCATATGCCACAGGTTTAAACTGCCCTAGTTGAAGCAGTCTTTTTCCCAGAGGCGTTATTTGGATGTCTAACACTTCTTCCTTTTTATTAAAAAATTCCATTATTTAATCTCTATCTCCGTCTCTACTTTTCCTAATTCAACCAAAGAACAAAAATCATATGGCCAATTATAACTATATGTATCATCGTTTAATGATAGAATATCTTTGTCAATAAAAGGCTTTAAAGTTCCAGCAATATTATCTGTTAAATCTTCAGTAATATTTGCATAAATATTTCTCGCTCTTTGTTTCACTTTGAAAACCATCCATTTTAAGCTTTTTATCGTTTTATATGTTTTTTGTTTGGACGCGTCCGTAGAGATTACATCCACAAGAAATTGTGTCATTAATTCACCTTTAGCAACAGGAATATTTAATGTTGTTGTCTCTGGCACAACTTTCATAGCGATATCCGGCATAACTCCTTGCCAAATATCTGCCAATTCTTGTCTCGTCAGCTTATGATTAAATTCAAAAGCGAACATAGCAAACGGCGCCAAGACTGGGTTTTCGTTGTTTGCCCAGTCATAGCGTGGCGGGAAGACAAACTTTTTCATTTTGGAGCGCAGTGCTTCTGCTGATGGGGCAAGCTGCAGGTCTGCGATCGAGGTGCCAGTAGGTTCGGGTGCGGTGCCAAAGCCTGATGCTGGGCTTGGCGCGCCAATTGGGAAAAAATACTTATCGTCATCTGGAGAATAAATACAGTTGTATTTATCTGCTATGGAATTATTATTTGATTTTCCAGGTAAATATGGTATTGCTACAATACATTCAGAAATTGATTTCTCAAAATCTTTGGCCAACTGGCCAACAGATTTATTTTGTGTTCTATCGCCAAAAAACTTCTGCAATAATGACCCCGTAACTAGTTTTTTAGATGGATTATATAAAGCTTCAGGATCAGTCTCTCTCAACGTAATTTGTATTCCCTCCGCCGCATATTTAGGAATTTTTCCATATCCATTCCACATTCCTCTAGCCTTAGTGTCATCTAAATAATGATTGAAATTAAGTACAGGGCATTCATATTTGGTTGATATGACCCATCTTTCTTGAGCAGAGGGATCCTCAGCATCAACAAATCCAATAGTTTTTCCATCTGGGCCATATTGTTTTAGCGCATCGATTGTTTTTCCAAATAAATTTAACGATGAAGACACTTGCATAATTGTTTGTATCGCCGGACTTGAAGAGCTAACAACAGAACGCCAATCAATAGTTTGGCCACCAGCAAATGACGCGGTGTAATATGAGCCAGTTGGAATATTTGATAAATCATTTGAATAAGATGCTGTTATAGAGGCAAATATTGTAGCCAGTGATGGCTCATCCGTATGATCAATCTCGTTCGTATATTCCAAATCAACGGTAGACTTGCCATAAAAGTAAGGAGGTGTATAAGGTGCAAACGCCGGGTCGTTTTGTTCACAATATGGCCACCCTGCACCAGATATTCTCGCTATTGGAGTACCAGGAAATCCGGCTGCGGGAGCAATATCAAAAAATCTTACAGCAGGTCCATAGATAATCCCTCTTTTCGCTGTACCTTGAAAGCCATACGACCTAGTGGGATACGCGGCGCCGTGGAATAAGTTACTATTAACTACCGAATCAGCTGATGCTCCCTCGGTCATAATAAAGTTAGCTGTTTTAGTAATATCAATTGACATTAAATATTTTTTATTCGGCGTGAAACTAACATCCGACATTTTTTTAGACACAAATGAAGTTAGTTTTCCTTCCGTAAGGAATAAATTAACACTCTCGGCTAAGAAATTATTCATCGCCTTTTCATACAAATTATGATTCTTTTGTCCATCCCAAGTAAAATGAGTATCTGTTCTTTCATTCGAGACCGCGTATACCCTTTTTTCAGAGTTTTCAGTGGTAATTGGAATATTATTTAGATTATAAATCGTTTCAAACGGAAATCTATAATTTGATGATGAACTTATGTATGATTTCATTTGAACGTTACCACCGGCAGACGTAGCTCCATCGAGACCTGAGGCTGCAGCAGAACCAGTATAAACTGGCCAGTCCACTGCTATTCCAGATTTTATAGTATTATATAAGATTCCAGGTGCGAATAGTGGCTGTAGTAATGCTTGCATTCGTTGCGATGCTGCAGCAGGAGGATGGAATGCTTGTGAATTTGCATCGGCTGCGCTGCCACTACCAAGTATCTTTGAGCCCAAAGATTCTGATAACAGTGTAGCCATTTGTAAAGTTCTCGTTACAGGATAAAAACCGTTGTACGGCAGAAGTTTTTTGAGACCCCTGCAAGTCATCTTGATGTTTTTGATATCTGCAATTTCTTTGTGATCCTCAATAAGTAAATCAAAGTTTTTCAAGAAATCTGAATGTGAGTAATCATTGTAGAAAGTACCATTAACACTAGCAGAATTATTAATTCCTTGAATTATAAATTTATCTTTAGGGAGGGGTGCAAAGAAATCTGACCCCGAGCTAACAACATAATATTCCATATGATCCGACATATTGAACTCAGGAATTATAGAATAATCTTTTCCTATTTTTCTTAAGTCCGCAGAATAATCTTCGTATGAATCAAACCAAGGATTCTTACCAGAGTCTATATTGGTTGTCCACTCAACATTTGAAGAAGCAGTAAATTTTATAATCTGGGGGTTTATGGGTCCGGTATACTGGTTCCAACTACTACCCGGGGTACCACTACCACTGTATGCACTCATATTCCAATCAACACCGTGATATTTAGCAGATGCAGTAACAAAACGATTTTCTAGATGGTAAAGGCCACTGTCAAGCGCAACCGATCTATACATTCCGCTTCCAAATAATTCTCCCGAAAGACCCTCGGTGAACATTACCTGTCTTCCGCTGCCTTTTCCTATTTGTAATAATAGCTGAGCATCACTTGGAAATACTCCAACATATGTTGCGACCGAAGATTCCGCAGCCAGATCATCAATAGATCCAGTATATCTGCCATCTAGCGGCCATACACTTAAACAGCCCTCATAAGCGCCACGGTTAAACTGACCTTGGGCGGATGATCCACTTGAGCGGCCGGCAAAAAGTGACTGAGAAAGTATAGTACCCTGGCTGTTCAACGCTTGAATATCTGTTTTTCTTCTATCTTCGGGGCTATCTCTCCAGAAAGTCCTGTGTTTAATCCTGTCAAAACCATTTGAACCAGTACCAGCAATTTCAGTATAATTATTTCTCATTTTTGTTCTTTTCAAGAATGTGTTTCTTGGGCGTGGCCAAATAACTTGTGATGCTTTTAAAGTTTCAAACTGCTGCAGCGGATTAATGCTACTATTAAAATCAAATGTGCCAGGCTTATATAAGTTAACGGTTGATTCATAAGCCCTAGAACGGCCGTGATTAGCTTTTGTCAAATCTAAATAATTATCTGTTGTTATATGTTTTAAAACTTGATCCTCAGCGAAATAAGCAGATTCGTTTGCAAATGTAAGTTTAAACTTTTGTTTTAATATGCTTGTTGCATCTTGTGGTAAACCATTGGTATTTAATCCTTTTAGAAAAACTTCAATTGCTACTGGTTTGTAAGCAACTGTTACAGCCGATTCAGTAAAATTAATAATTTCTCTGTACCCATCGTTGAAAACTTTTATGGGCGTAAAAATATTTGTTCCCTTTTTCTTTGCGAAGGGATCAAACTCTGGTATTTGTACAGGAGCTGTTTCTGGTTTTTTAGCTAATCTATCAATTGTACTAAATGTACTTGTTTTTCTATGACTTCTGATTACAGGATGATTACTTCCGCGAGTTTGTTTCCAGCTTGGCCAGCCATATGGGCCTTGTCGATGGTTAATTAAACTATTTAATAATTCAGTGTCTGACAGCGTGCCGATTAATGTATTTTTGTAATAATTGTTATTTGAAGAACTTAAAAAGTTTGTTGACGAATTAATAGGATCATTAACCAGAGTGTTTAAGCCCGCAAAATCAATATTATTGCCGTTAGCCGAAACTGAGCTAGTTGGTACGAAGGTTATATCATCCGATTTAATAGAATACCCCAAAGGAGCAGTCAAGCCATCGCCTAAACCACTATAAATATTAAATGTGTTTATGTTTGGGCCGGCATATGCATATTTTAATGAAGCGGTAATCCAAGAATATTGTCTGTCACTTCTCGGAATTGGATGTTGTACGAAGCCGTTATCATTGCTAAAATGATTAACGATGTAGCTTCCGCTTATCATAGGCTTTCTTTTAAAATTACGATTTACTTTGTGTATTGACGCAGTTAAAATATAGCCGGCCCCGCGTGGTGCGCTTAGATATGTATCATAACCCCCGACAGACATCGGATGCCTTAATAGTGTTCTTAGAGGTACGCCTGTCTGCAAAGTTCTTAGATTTTGATCTGGATTTCCGCCAAAAGGCTTGAATTGATAATACGGTGTTGCAGGGTAGCCAGTTGAGCCGGCTGCGTTTGCGGAAGCAGTAAACGTAACGTTCGATCTTGGCAAACGAACGGTCATATTACGGTAGTTTATACTGTTATAGACAGAGAATGTATGCGAGGCAGGGTCAAGGTAGCCTGGAGACATTGCTTCCGGGGAACCGGGCCCAGAGAAGCGGTCAGCGATGGTTACACTTTGAAGTGAGTTGCGCGTAGAGCCGCCGCTAAAAAAAGTATTATATGGACCACCATTCATTGTTTGATATATTGCAATGAAAGAACTTAGAGTAATAGCTGTATTTCCACTTGAACCAGGATCACGTTGTGTGAAAGTTACAGTATCATTCGAGTCCGTTGTTGTCGATCTTGTTGTTAAAATGGCTCCATTATGACCATTACTGCTAGCAATTGCCGCAACGACTTGAGCCGTAAAATCGGCCTCCGAAGATAGGCCACTCAATTGAATGACAACCTCATCGGACACAACATCACCAGTTGCCGGCGGGCCGACACCTCCATTGTAAAAGGTGTAAGTTTTAGAAACACCATTCGTGGATACTAATGTAAACTTTTTCGAAAGATGTTGAGCCGGATTATTTGATAACAATACCAATTGTGCATTGGCTTGATTGCTTATCGGAGCGTGACCGTGTTTCCAATCATAAGTTAACTCATTGATAGCTTTAATCTGCCCAATTGGTTCCGACTGATTTAGTTCAAGTGTTGGGAACTTTGTTTCTATCTTGTTTCTTTCCAAAACGTGACTTTCAACCATTGTGCGTATATTTTTAGCAAAATTAGCACTCGCAGGAATTAAATTACCTAACATTGTTGATATAGAGCTATCAATCCACTTATAATAGTCAACAAATTTTTCTACATCTGGAGTATTCCCAACTCTTCTAAAGAACAGTTGTCTAATCTTCTCCATTTCTTTGTATTCTTTTCTGTACCGATTAACCGGTTCGCCAACAATATTATGAAAATCTCTAATCGTAGCAAACATATTTAACATTTCATCAGAAATATTTGCGTACATACTCTTTTCAAAAGCAAAGAAATATTCTTGTGGTCGGCTTTCTCTAGTGAAGATTTCACCTTCGAAATCAACAACATCAACCATATCGTCAGAATTAATTTGATCGAAAGGCACTAATCTTGTTGAAGGATTATATTTTATTTCTGTGACTTCCGATGAGTTATATTCAAAGAAGTCGCCGCGGCCAGTATGTTGTCTCTGCACTATGTTCGATAGTTTATAATCTGATAAATCATTCGACCCGCTAGAAAAATCTGCTACCGTAAATCTTCCGCTAGCATCACTGCCAGTTACTTGATCCAAGGTCCAATTTAAAGCTAATGAAGATATTTCTGGCATCTCCGTTGTTGATAGCCCGGTTGTTTCTTTGCCTTCAAATAAATATGTATTTTGATATGGATGATCGGTGCCATATGATGTATCGTTTTTTGCGTGATATAATAACGCTTCATCGCTTATGTAAGAATTCCAATATCTCATATTAGAGAGAAAGACATCAGACTCGTTTATAACAGAGCCAGTGAAGTTTGTGCGCTGGGCGCCGCAATAGATTCTTTTAGGCTCCACAAAAGGTCCATATTTCGAAGCTTCTACCAAAGAGCCAGAAACTTTAAATTGGTGTATTACATAATCAGCAACTATTTGTGCTCCAAAAAACTCAACATCGATTGAATCGTTGGCTGCGGCGCCAGAAACAAAATCTAATCCTGTGCCTTGAGACCTATGTTTTAGTCTGACTGCTAGCTTCCACTTAGAATTATCATAAACATCCGCATATATTGAAGATACTATTGGTGCGGATAACATGCTGCCGGAAACCATAAAAAATACTTCAGGATTGTCATCGGATGTTTGTTTTTGCTTTCTCACAATGTAAGCCGATAACGAAGAAGAAATGTTGTTGTTTGTGGATGGCCAGGTTAAATCTGTGGGATCCGATATATCCCCAACTCCACTCATCCCAAAAATAGAACTAGTTAATTCATGATAATTTTTTGAATAGTTTCCAGCATTTGAAGGATATTTAGGAAATATTACATCTGCTTCTAAAGTTATGGCGGCCAGGGCGTCGATGCCCGAAGTATCATCTCCAGAACCGGAAATAAAACTATTAGAATTAGAGTTTCCTGTTTCCGGGTATCCATATACAATAGCTTTATTATTGTTAAAGAAATCTAAGTATTTAACTTTTGAAGCAACATTTCTAGAATTTGTTTTTGCTTGCCAATCTGTGTTTGAACCGTAGAGATTAAGACGAACTAATTCTTCGTCAGTGCCCATACACCTAAGAAGATTTCTAAATGACTTAATCGTTCCCTTCGATTTATATATGTATGAAAGATTATTATATATATTTTTGTAAATCTGATTTTTGACTTCATATAGCTTTCTTTCAAATATTCTATCTTCATCTCTTGTTTTTGAATAAGCAAATAAACTAACATCTGTTAAAATTTCATCAACATCAAAACCATAATCTTTAAGCAACCTATCGTTGAAAAAATGAGGCTTAGATCCGTGTGAGGCATAATTGATATTTTTAATTGTTGGAAGCGCTTCGAGCTGTAAATAAAGAGTATCTAAATAGTTGGCAGAAATTTGAATTAATTTAGCTAACTCACCAGTACCTCCTGCTTCATCGTCTTCTACAATCCAAGCCGGAATGCTGTTTATTAAGGAATTAGAATTGTTAAAATCGTGATCGCTGCCTTTAATTTTTAAGTCAGCTAATTTAGATTTCACCGAGGGATGAAAAGAGTATATAATTGGATCTTTAAATTCTATAGAGGCTTTTCCAGATTCTATTATAGCAGAGCTAGTTGATCTATTTGTGTTGCTGTCATAATTAATAATTGTGCCGTTACTTACACGACCAGAATAATCTAACACTGCGCGGTCAACAGATGCAGTTTGTGTTATGCCTTCATTAAATTTAAAGTAAACACCAAGCTCTGTATTGGCTAGATCAGTGTTAGTGCCACCCTTAACATCACTAATATAATATCTTCCAACTTCTTTGGCACTCCTTTCTGTTTTCCAATATCTGAACTCATCAAACGACGATGAAATAATGTTTCCCCAACCGGGACCATATCCGGCTGCGCCCGATACACTAACTTGGCCGGCGAGTGCACCAAGCGCCGCTTGCGTTGACGCAGTTATTGGATTTAAAGTATTTGAATCGGCTTGTTCGGAAACGTACACACCGTCTACATAAAGCTTTGCTTTGACGTAAGAGCCACTATTTTTTGCTGTGACAGCATAATGGTGCCATTTACTGTCAGCTACGTCGGCTAAATTTGTAGATAGGCTAAAATTTCTACCTGTTATAGATGTGCTAGAACCAGAAACTAAATTTAGAAAAAGGTTACTCTTTACAGATGAGCTTAAAAGTAACAAACAATAAGAATCATTATTAACTGAAGCGGTAGTTGAATTATGAAAAATAACTTCTTTGTTATTGCCCGAATCCGGTGTTACGGCCCAGCCATTTTTTTTCATCCAAAATTCAATAGTAAGACCTTTATCTAGGTTAATCTCTAAATTATTGCCTCTATTACTGGCTGTATCATAAACGTTAGCTTTAGAGATAGCATCAGTACTTAGCCCAGTTGATATATCAAGCTTGTAATTTCCATATGGATCTGCGTTCGGGCCGCCTTTAAAAAATACATATTGTGGTGTACTACTGCTATATATTTCACTTAATTTCGTTGTTGTATAAGTATTTGATCCACTATTAATGTTAATATAACCGTTGGTACGTGGATAAACATTTTCAAAAATATATTTGTCCAAGTAACTCGATGAAAGATTCCATAATACTTTTTCACGATGAGAGCCGTCGTATGGATATTGATTGTGAATTCTTGTAAACGCGTCTTCATAATAAGAGACTGCAGAACCAAACCTAGCAAAATTTGATGCTGTTGCGAAATTAATTTGTGGAATAAAGCGATTCTCTTCTTCCGAAGCCGCATTTAAAAATTTACCAGATTCAGCGTCTTCCGAAAATGATGCAGTGGTGCTCGAACTTCCAATTACAGGGCCCGTAAAAAGATCAGAAATAGATAATTGATCCTCGGAAAATTTGTTTTGTATAAATTTTTTATCCATCTAAATTTTAATATCCATCCCCATCTACTTTAAAATTAAACGTTTGGTTAAACTGTTTATATGAGTTACTATCATAATAAGCAATCTGTGTGTAATACATATACCCAGGCTCAAGCATAGACATATCTAAATCAAAATAAGACCCAGATATGTCATATGATAACCTAGTATATGATCCATTTACTCCATTTGCTTGCGGAGCGGTACTACCTGTTCCATATGGTATTATTTCTTCATCATCAATAGTTCTATTGATCTTGAAATACATATTATCAAGTATATAATTTTCCACTTTTGATGTAGCTTTAGTATAAATTGTTGGATTCCAGTCTTTTAATCTAGTAAAAACTCTAAAACGTGCTATCTCATTACTATTGTAACTTGGCTTTAGATTATTAATGTTTATAACATAAGAATTGGGTACATTTTCAGTAGAACTTTTAAAAACTTTTGGATTTGAAGAGCCGGTAAACACTTGGGTGCCTAATTTATTTCCGCCGTCGAGGGCCCAAACATCAAACACCGTTGTTAGTGGCAGTGTCGAAGCGGTGAGAGCAAATGAGGCTGAGTAAATTCCTGTGGATACATAACCACCAGTAATCACAGTTGGCACAGCTACTGTAGTATAGTCAGTGGTCGTAACCAGTTCTACGGCACTACCTGTTGGTGAATCTGACCCCGAAAACAGCTGAACGTATATTTCTTCTGAGGCGCCAGTTACACCTGGTATATTTTTTAATTGTCCGTTGACAAAATTATACAAATACAAAGTATTAAGATTATCGGAAGAATTCAGCAATGAACTGCTATATTGCACATTTCCTCTATTATCTTTAATCGAGGAATCCCATCTAGCTTCTACTGCTGGTCTCTTATGAAAAAATTGGCTTGTTCTCGAAAAAAATCTTTTTGTATAATAAGAGCGCGTGGCGCCAGATACGTTTTGAATTGAATTGTTTTTAGAAAAAGTGCCGGCAGAGCTAGAATAATAGGCCTCTTGGCTAGCAGTCAAATATATACCAAGACCATAGTTTGGATATCCGCCGGAAGCTAAAGTTCCTTTAATCCATCTTTCAACCTCATCTGTAATGTCAATCTTTAGATCTTCAGTTCCTTTTTCTAAAGTTACTTCTTTTCTTCTATCTCCGTAATTATTTCCTGCAGAAGCAGTAAGAAAAGTACCCCCTATCGTATCCCAGCTATTGTTGCCTGCTCTTTTAATCCAGTTTGATCCTTCTTGGTTGTTGGTCAAGTCTTGATAATTTTCCATATCAAGACCAAACCCTTCTTCCCAGGATGAAGATACGGGAACAACCGTATAGGTCGCGTATTTAGGTACTGTTTGGCCGTGTTTAGCATTGTACATACATAGATAAAAATCTACATTTCCAGATATAGGAATATGACCAGAGATTCTATCAGCAATTATATCGCTGACAGGAAATTCAACCAGGATCCTAGATAATTCTTGTGTTTGTGTAATTCCGGTTGTCGATCCAGAACTAAAAGACTGTCCATAAATAGAGAAGACTTCTAGTACATCTGAGGCACCCATATTAGAGCCGGTGCCCCTCGTTGTAAGGTTTTCTTCAAATGCATTGGTAATGGTGTTGTCTTTATTGGCGGTGTATCTTTTAATTCCCATTATCTTACTATACCTTCGAAATCCGTTGAATATTTGAATTCGTACATTGTATTATTGGGTATACGAATAAATCTGCGATCGGCAGAATATGCTGTTTCAATATCAAAAAATGTATCTGCATATAAAGAGCCTATCTTCTGTCTGACATCAATCTTGACCGTATCAGCCACTCCTTCAACTAAATTTAATCTTTTATAAATTGTTGTAATTTCTAAAAATTCTCCAATATCCGGAGCAGTTTTAAATAAATCTGTTAATGCATCAATGCAATTGTTTAACACCGCTGACTTATTAAAGCCGCGCCTAGAAATAACTTCAAATTCAACTCCTAGATTAACTAAATGGCCGTCCAAAATATCGATACTATCATTAAGCATTCTATACTTATTAATCCAAGTTTTTAAATTTAATTTAAGGGCCGCATTTGCATTCGTCATTGTTCCATCATTATTTTTGCACATTATATATAAATTTAAATTCCTTTTAAAAGAATCTTGATCTTTTGTTATCGCACATCGAGCAATCGATCCAAACCTCTGTGGCATAGAGTAAACTAAGTTTTTATAGTCTTGAAAGGTGACTGCTCTGTTTTGTGAATGGAAAGTTCCGTATGCCTTGTGTTTAATTTCATCCGTTGAAGCTTCAACGGGATCTCCAATAATCGGGTCGTCATTATTAATTTGTAGAGAGCCAATTACGCCGTTCATTAAGCTGCCGTTTAAAGTGGATTTTCCATTGAAAGAAAAATTTGCAGTATTATTTCTGGTTACGGTACCAACTGGAGAATTAATGTTTTCTGATCTATTGGCTCTCACAACAACTGTCAAAGTAGTATTGGCTGGGCCCACACCTAGTTTATCAGAACTCACGAGATTGTTTGGATCAAAACTTTTGTCTGTTATATAATCTTTTCCGTGGAGATTGAGTATAACTTTGTTAGGTTCCGCAACAGGATCTGAACTTAAATCCGATTCTGACCCGTGGCCAAAAATTATATAAGTTTTAAAACCCTCGCGTTCAACAATGAATCTCCTTGGAACAACAACAGGCTTTAATATACTGGGTGCTTGAATTTTTTGATCCGCATTTGGATTTGCTACTGACTGATAGATTACGTCTTGAGAGAGATAGTCTACTTCAGTATACTCATTTCCATTTGAGTCAACAACCGATATAACTTCTGATACGGTTTGGCCACCTGGAATTTCTAGCCTTCTAAATTTTTCAAAAGGTCCTATTTCATAATTAAGAGCGGCGAACTTGCCCGATATAATTCTTCCGTAAGCCTTAATAGCAAAGTCAATTGGTGCACCGGTAATATCATCTACTCGCCCTACTACAACTTCATTTGAAGAGTTAGCAAAATTAACGTCTTCTGTTAAAATGTATGAGGCTCCATTTGTTGAAGAAAAAGTAGAACCTCGTTTTAATACGGGTAAATAATCTGGATCGGGGCCCGAGCCTGGTGACGACGGTGGGACTAATACATAAAAAGTAAGTGTGCCGTGTGAAGACGGCGCCGCATTAAATTTGTACCCTAATTGGCGCGCCAATTTAACTACATTATTGTACTCTAGTGCCGTTTGTAAAAAACTTTCGTTTGCTTGGTAATCAGTATAAAAAGATAACATATCCCCTACGTAGGAGACCATATCTATCATTAGGGCGCCGAAAGAAGCCTCATTAAAATCTTTAAATGTGTCAGGATAGTATCTCTTGGTATAAGTTATTAATTCTTCCTTGATAGAAGAAAAATTTCTTGCCGTGTAATCTATCGCCAATTCTTTTACGTTTGTTGTTGCCATCTAATATCCTCAACAATATTAATTAGTTTTGTTTTATTTTTTAGGCTGTTTGATTTATCATCATAGTGTCGTTAGCACCTAAGCTCGGAATAGAATAATCAATCGAAACAAACAGTGTGCCTAAGTTGTCTTGCCCTTGGTTAACATTGATAGAATTAATTTTTACGAAAGACATATAAGTTTTTACTTGGTTCGAAATTTTAAATTTAATAGTTTCTGCTACTTCAGTGGTAAAATTTTCAAATAAATAATTTCTTAATCCAACGCCAAAATTAGAATCCATAACTCTCTCCCCGGGGGCGGTTAATATAATATTTTTAAAATTTTGTTTGACTGCTTCTCTTATAGTTTTTGTCAATCCATAGTGACCATCTAAGTCATCGATTAATAAAGGCAATTTTGGCGAAATTCCATACATTTTTTATTCTCCTAACTCTGCTTCATCAATAACTAGAGGCTCATCTTGTTTTAAAATAGAATCCGGAGCACAAACATCAGTTTCATAAGGACTTTTGTTTTGTAGATTTGCTTGGCCGGTCTCAAAATCAGATTTTTGTTCTTCAATGTTTTCATTACTATTCGAGTATTTATCTTCAAACCCAGTCAGAAATTGCATTGCGATGTATGTTAGGCCCGGGGCCGTGATCGGCTTGAACGGATTTCCAAAAAATCCAAATGGTGGCGGACCAGGAGGGAAAATCGGAACAGGCCTAATTCCAGGTAGGCAACGTTCTTCGCTATCTCCTCTTAAATCAAGATCCGGCAGCGGAATTCCTGCGCCAGAGAGGCCTTCGAGGCCACCCAGCACATTAGATAAATCAGCGCAAGCGGTCGGGTTAGTGAATAATGATCCAAATACAATTTCCGGAAGTTTTTTATCGTCATAACCGTATATATCTTGTTGTCTAAACGCGTCTCTCATACAAGGATCTGATGATTTTAGATATGTTCTTAAAATCCATTTAGGCAAAACAGTGTTGAGCCAAGAATAATAAGCACCTTCGGGTATTTGCGCTGACATTGCTCGATCCATTTCATTTTCCCACCCTGCCATTACTTCAGGTGTTAAAGGAGATGACCAATCATTTTTATCTTCTCTGCTGTTGCTTGAAATTTGATTAATAACTTGTTTAGATCTTGCAAAAATATCGTTTAAATCAAAATCTTTATTATATGGAAAGACCGCTTCTTGCAAAACAGCAAAGTTCAATAGATTAGTGGTTGATAAAGCATACTTGCTTAACGTTTTTACTACTGGCTGATCAAGCAACTCTGTAACTAAATTTTGAGGGTCGGCGCCGTATTTCTGTACTACCGGCTTTTCCTCAGCGAAAGCGCGTTGGGGGTCAGAAAGCCACATATTAGACTCATCGCTAGAATCATAATCTTTCCAAACCAATTGTCTTATAAGATCGATACTGCTCTCGTAAAGTTGTTTTCCTAGTTCTGTTTCTTGTAAATCTTCTTCTTGAACTGCTATGGGTATAATACTAAACGATTGTAAAACTTTTGGCTTAAAATTATCCAAATCTGCGTGAGATACACTAACATCTTGCTCTGAGTCAACACTGAAAATATAATCAAAATACTCTCTATTATCCGCGTTGATTGAAAAGCTATCTGTAGGAATTAAAAGTCCACTTTTTGTTTTTCTTAGGCCGCCTGGTATATTTTTTGCTTCCAACTCTGCAATCTTTTTTACAGTTTTTTCTTGGGGGCTTAGAGCCTCGTAATAAGGATCACAATCCGGTGGTATCGAAGTGGTAATTTTATAATTATATTTTTTGAACCACTCGTCTTCATTAAAAATACCAAAATTTGTAATAAAAGGTAAAATCATATCGGCTGTGATAGGTCCATATGAACTATCCTCAAGTTCGGGCTCAAGTTTGAAAACGACGGGTGCACCGACGGCGTTGGTCGCGTAACTAAGACACTTAGCGAATGCTTCGGCCACTCTTTCCCGATCTTGGCCGCGGCCGGCCAATATCTCTCCAGTTTCATAGTCAACAACATAATTATCTCTGTATGTTGTCTCTGCTGAGGAGTACTCCCCAGGATCCTGTCCGTTGCGCGCTGGGCTTCTTTCTGCGGACTCGCGAGCTTTATTTGAGGCTCTTTTTTGTTCGTCGGTGCGAAAATCTGGCTCTGTGCCCGGGCCGACTTTTACTGCCTTAGTGTTGGCACCCATGAACCCGTGGCTCGGCGCGTCTCTTCTATCAGGGTTGGACGCGTCAGGATGATAAACGGGATGGCCTGCAGCTATAGCTTCAGCTATTTTGTCATCGATTTGCTTTTGTCGGAGACCTCGGAGAGCAGCATAGCCGGCTGGACGTGGAGGCAATTCTTCAGATTTAAATTCATTGAGTATTTTAGAAGGATCGACGAGGGGTCCAAGCTTTTGATTTTCTGCCATTGTAGCTGGGACCGGTTCTCTTATTTGATATATTTTCTTTTGTAGAATCTCATTAAACAAGGATTGTTTTTCTTCCTGTGGGCGATCAACTCCTATTAATAGATTTTCAATTTGTTCAATATCTTCTAACATTTCTCCCGGCAATGAGCCGATCGCAGCTCTCTTGTTACTTACTTCAATAAGTTTACTATATGTATTTATAACCTCGGCACTGGTATAATCTTCATTACCGCCGACATTATGAGGCATAACGTAAACTAAACGAACGCCATGTTTTATATATTCGAATAACTCGTCAGTATTATAATCCCAAACAACAGCATATTTCGAAGCTTGTGCTTTTGATGCAATTCTTAAAATCCAATCAAAATGTTTATGTGATACTAGATATTCATCTATGTCAGAATACGCATCTTCAATTGTTTGCTCTGCTGCTTGACCTTGGCCGGGGCCGTCGGGTACAACGCCGAATTCATCTGTCCACACTTGGGTGTCAAGTCCTTCTATTATTTCTTCAAACAAAGGATTTTTTAAAATTTTATTTTGTGATATTCCTAGACTTCTACGTTTAATATCATAAAGTAAGAATTCAAATTTTTCTTCCGAAAGATTTGCCTTCTTATTACTATTTTTTTCGTACTCAGTTCTATATTGATCCCAATTCCTAAATTTAAATCTTACATATTTTTGTAATACAAATCCTCCGTTAGTAGTAGCTTTTCCGAGTTCTGTCAACATACCTCTGGCATCATAAAACGTACTTTTTTGTTTTTCAATATGTGTGTTTGGATAAGCTACACGATAATTTGCAAAGCCCGGAGTATACGCATCAAGACATATGTTTCTTAAAGTATTGCCTTCAGATGTTATTTCTTTTACCCTCTCTCTTTCATACAGATAGTCTACCACGGCATAAAAATACGCAGGGTCTTCGGTATTGGCAAAAGTTTCTTCAGGATTTACGAAAATTGTTCCGCCGGTGCTACCCATATGACCAGTACTACTTAATACATCTCCAAAATCTTTTGTTATGCCCCCTACAGATTGATAATTTTCAGGGCTTTCTATGTATTTTTTTATAAGTTCATAAATACCTTGGTCGCCGCCTTGAGCTGCTGATGCTTGATCAATATCAAACATATTGCTTGGAACATCAAAAATTGTGTTCGAGGCCAGGAACACGCTTGAATTCGAAATATCTTTTCTTGTATCATCTAGAAAAATAGAGTTAACAGTAGCGGCCATCTCTACAGCTACCTCATTTATAATAATTTTAATAGCCAGAGTTTTAAATCTAGATTCATAGAAAGAAATTACCGGCTTTATAAGAACAGCGATATTTGAATCAGTAAGCTCTATCTCTATACCATCTAATATAGCATTGTTGATTATTTCTTCAACAAGCGGCGTCGATGGGGCGCCCTCAGACCAATTTTCTAATAACACTAAATCGTGTAAATTAAAATATCTATCTTTAATATTTGTAAATCTTCTAAAACCAAATTTTAAATTATCATCATAAACAATCTCATTAATTAAAAATTTTATTGAGCCTTTGCCGGCGGCCTTTCCTAATAATTTCTTATAAGCGATATCTTCAAAATCTTCAATAAGAAACTGTTCCATCGTTGAATTTTTTAAATCATCGCGAAACTTCATTATTACTAAAGAAGTAAAGATATCAGAATCTGTTATTGTCTCGATAGCGTCCCAACGCGAAAAAAAGAATAGACCTCGAATAACAGTTTCCGCAACGATAAGTTTAATAAATATAACCATCATAGCATATTGAATTGCATCATCGAAGGCGTCTGGTTCATTGTCATCTCTTACTTTTTCATCACAAACCGCATCAGCATAGTAATCAGCAACATCTTGAACAGTTGATTCAAAATTCAGAAGACCTTTTTTTAAATGTTCTAGATTTACATCTGGGTGCTGGGCACAAGGTATAAAACTAAGTGCGTGCTTTGTAAGGGGCGCAAGTGATAATTTATCTAGACTTATAGGGTTAAGAAATCTAGATTTCAAACACTCTTGAAGAACTTCATTATGTTTCTGCGCTAGCGCAAAAATAAACAATTTAGAAAATTGATCCTCTAGGTCAGTTTTTACTTTTTCTGTTTTATCATTATTCGCGCTGTTTAAAGCGATTGAAAGTATTTTAGCAAAACTATACTCCTGCACAGTAAGGTTGGGCTGTTGTATTAAATCTAAATCACCACCAGAAGTTTCTGGCGTAGCTACTAAGTTTTTTATAAAATTCAAAGTTTCTTTATCTGGTGAGTTCGCCATAACATTTAATGTTAATGTTTTTACATTAGTTCCATTTTTTTGTATAGGAATTTTGTTTATGATAAATTTAACAAAGTCTATTGGTATATTATTTTCTTGGGCTTCATCGCTTTGAAGATATCCGTAAGAAGGAAGACGATACTCAACTAAATTTCTTTCTATTTTTCTGTTTTGTATACTATTATCAACTTGGCTTACGAGCGTTGCTAAATTTTTCAAAGTTTCTTTTGTTTCAGAGTCTGTGCTAGCCATATCGTAATTTTTGAATATCTCTAAAAACTTATTTTGAATTTCACCTCTTAAGGATTGCTCTAGTTCTTTGATAGAAACTGAAAGTCTCTTAGGAAAATTTTCTATGATATCGGTAATTTTAATTGGTCCTACATCTTTGTAGGTTTCTATACTTTCTCTAAACGAAGGAGAAATATTACGAACTATCCGATCGGCATACGGCCAATTTTCTATTATCGGCTGGCCTGCGGATCCTTCAGTGCTGGAAGCTTCAAAAAAAGGTTTTCCTGCTTGAGGAGTGCCAATCAATCCTATTGGATTATTATTATTAGCATAGTCACGTCCAATTTCTGGAGGCCTTCGTATACCGTCGCCGCCGAGATCGGGATCTTGACCATAAGGGATAACCTCTTCTAAAACAAATAAATTTGTTACTCCGAGTAACTCTGAATTTACCGTCGACTCAACTGTGCCAATTGCACTTTCTAATGCGTCGTTTATTACATCACTTACAAAATCATTGGCTGGCAAAGCTAAACTTGTAGCACCTGGGGAACACAAATCATCTGTTAGCTGTTTTTGAAAATAATCAGAAATGTTTTCACTAGTAATTATTTCGGATAGTATGAGCAGTCTATCTTTATCATCTTGTAGTTTTTCAAATATAATATCTTCACATTCTTGAGGTGTAAAACCTTTCTGCTGCAATACTTCACAATAAGCTTCTTTGTTTAGTTTTTCCTCGCATAACAATGATACCAGTGTCAAATCTTCTGTAAAAGTCCTACAATAGCTTAAATTTGCATATTCTCCTAGGGTTTTAAATATTTTTTCTACTGCCTCAGTAGTATTTAACATCTCCGATAGTAAATTAAATTCTAATCTACCTTGTACTAATGACAAGACAATAGTTAATACAGTATCACTAGCTTCCCCTGATAAAAGAGTACATATTTCAGCAGGCCTTAAAATATTTGACAAGACATCAAGTAAATTATTAAATTGTTTGAGGCCGGCTGGGCTTAATGGAATTCCGCTAGCCTCATTAAAAATATTTCTTATAATAGTTTTTAAATTTGTTACTGTTTGGCCGTCGAAACTATCAAATATATTCGAACTACCAGGCAGATTTGGGCTTTCAGGCAAGTTCATCAATTTATCTAAGTTATCGAACTCATTCGGATCTAAATTATCAAGCGGTATATTTGGATCTTGTGTTGCGAAACCTCCAGACTCATCTCCCGTTGGCGTATCTAGATCTAAGCCCTGGCACGCATTAATTAGATTCTGCATCATATCTTTTACTATTGGAACTAAAGTTTCATTTAATTTTAATTGAATCTCTGCTTTAGCAGTTAATGCAAAATCTTTTAAAGGGTCATCAGAATAAGTCAGCCTTGGAAGTTCTATTCCAATTTGAGATAAATCCTTGCCCTGTGCTTGAAGCCCCAAGCTGTAAGCAAGATCGTGCGCAGCAACAATTCTATCATAAGAATCAAGTAAATTAGGATCTAAGTCGTTTATTATGGCCGGCCCTAAACATTGTGCATACCTGACTGCTAAAGATTTAACCGGTGTTGTATCTAATACGTTGCCAAAAAGATCATTAGTTGTGTTCGTTGACAAAGCTATCCTGCCCAAGCCATTAACCGCTTGATCACTAGTCGGAAAAGTAAGTCTTTTTACTTTTTTAGCTTTGTTGCTTTTTCTTACGGTATCATTTAAAACTACATTTTCTTTTCGTACTTCTTCTTTGGTTTTTAAAGATTTGCTTTCTAATTTTTCAAGCTCTTTTTTTTCTTCTTCTTTTTCTGGCTGAATACCTTTAGCTTGATCTTCTACACTTTTTTTCTTTGACGGATGCGCTTCAGGAATGGGAACTGTGAATTTTTGAACTAATTTAATTCCAGGATATTCACTATCTAAAGAAACCGCTATGCCAATATCTGGTGCATAAAACATGTAAGCAGAGCTAGTGGTATCTTCAAAAACGGCAACAGTCTCGTTTATGCAGTTTAATCCAACTCTTAAAAATTCACATTCCGTTTGTTTTTCTTTTCTTTGGGTGACAAAAACAACTTTAAAATTTTCATCTAATCCAATTTCAATATCAAAATTTTCCGTTTGAAAATCTTTTTTTTCTTTTTTCTTTCTTTTCTTGTAATCTTTCCAGCTTTCTCCTGATTTTTTAGCGGCAGGTTCGTATTGGGCTGCCCATTTTGTGTCATTAAGTTTTAGGAAAGCTTCAAAGTCAGCCTTAAATTTACTTATTCTGTCAATTTTTGATGCGAGTTCTGATGAACTTAAAGTAAAACTGCCTTGGAAGTTATCAATTCTTTTTTGAAATCTCTTTAAATTACGCTTAAGCTCTTTAATTTTAGAATCTATCTTGTCTGTGCTAAGAACATATTGATATTTTACCAAACCTTTATCAACATATTCATCGCGAGTCATAAACTTAGATCGATTTGGCTCAAGCGAAGGATGATTCATATAACAGGCTGGTGAAGCAATATAAAACAACTTCATACCATCCGGGCGTGGTGATGACCCCACTCT